AACTCTTTAGCCGACATTGCCGCTATGGTTTATTACGGCACATGGATGATTGAATTGGGCAAAGACATCTCCGCGCCGCTCAAACAGCTTGGCAACAGACAGGCGGTTACGATGTGGACGGTTTGGCACGAAACCCGTTCACGCCTGAAAAGAGCCGTCGCAGCCCTCGAAGTGTTGCGGAAATATGCAGACAAAGACACCTCCGACCGCATAGCCGTAAGTCTTGAAGGCATTTACAGCAAGGCTACGGTAAGGTAAACAGAAATGCCGTCTGAAGTTCAGACGGCATCAATATAAAATCATACAGGCAGTTTTCCTCTGCTTCTTGCCGTTCCATCACGGATTTCCTTTTCAATCAAAGCCTTTTTCCGTTCAAATTCAGCACTATTGCGGGCAGCAGCAGCAATGCCTTCTGCAATCGCTCTTTTTTCCTGACTCCCCACCTTATCGCCGAAATACGCCAAAGCAGCTTTATAAAGTGATTTTTTGAACATAATTTTCTCCTTGCGGAGCATTTTCAATCAAACAGTTTTAGTTTACTTGGTTTTGTATCCCTAAACAACCGAAATCCGACATCAAGCAATTAGAAAGCTTTTGCATCTTGAAAATGGATAACAAAATATTGTCTGAAGGCGCAAATACAGTACAAATACCGTCTGAACCTTCAGACGGCATTTTCTTCAGCAGGTCTTTGACGCAGGCAAGTGCGACTACACGCCGGGCAAATTGCGAAACGGCTCCAACAACCTCCGAACCGCACGCGGCAACCCGACCGCGCCATCTTCGCGGTTAGAATACAAATACCCGACCGTCAGCAAAATCGCATTTCGGATAGAAGGATTCAGCACCACTCCGTCAGCCTTGCCGACTTTGGCAGCCGCATCCGCCTCAGCACCGTCTTGGTACAAAGGGCGGTTGAGATAAGCTACACAATCAGACACCGCCGCCTCGTAATAAAGACAAATCAAATCGTCCTCATCATCGCCGTCGACACGAAGATGCAGCTTGACCAATTCGAGGGGTATCATTGCTGCTCAGCCTGTTGACTGCCCTCAGCACCGTCCTGACCTTCGCCATCCTGCTTATTATCGGACGACGGGTCTTCAGGCAGCTTCGAATCGCCTTTCTTACCGCTGACACAACCTGCTTCTTTCGCAGCCTCTAGCAACTCAGCCGGCACTTCATCGCCTTTCTCATACTGAACAGGATAAATCTCCCCATCTGGCACACCATAAAACGGCTTGGTAAATTTAGCCATCACATTTCCTTTTCAAATAAAAATACCGCCTGAAAACTAAAACGCCGCCGCCCATACAGGCGGAAGCTCGTTTTCAGACGGCCTTGTTTTACATTACGCCGCTACTTTCAGCAGCACGCAGGCTTCAGGGTTGTCCACACCGCCGCCAACGCGCTTGGTCGTGTAGAACTGCACGAACGGCTTGTTCGTGTATGGGTCACGCAGAATGCTCACACCCTTGCGGTCAAGAATCATATACGCGCGGCTGAAATCGCCAAAAGCGATACACAGCGCATTCGCGGCAACATCAGGCATATCGGCGACTTCATAAACCGGATAGCCGCACAAAGTGGACGGCTGGTCTTGCTGATAGCTCGGCTGCCACAGGTAATTACCCTGACCGTCTTTCAGCTTGCGGACGGCGGCCAGCGTTTTGCGGTTCATCATAAAGCCCGCGCCTTGCGAATATTCCGCAGGCAGCGAATAAACCAAATCAATGACCGAGTCGGCAGTAACCGTCGCCGCGTTGCCGGATTTAACAACCTTGATTGCGCCCAACGGGTGCTTGGTTGCATTGGTGCCGCCTTCGGCATAGGTCAGCAAGCCGGTCGGTTTACCTTTTTGACCGTCGCCGCTGATAAAGGCTTTGTTTTCGGCAACAGCAAATTCAGTTTTCACTTCATCGGCAAGGAATGCTTCGAGATTGATTTCGGCATCGTCCAACATCTGTTGCGTTGCAGCAGGATTGGCGTAAATTTCGCCCGTGTCGAAGTCCAAAGACTTGAACGTCGGCGTATCGGTTTTGGCGCGGGCGTCTTCTTCACCCACCCAACCGCTGCCCGCGCCGTGCATATTGTACAGCTTGCTGAATTTCGGCTTCGAGGTCGTCTGAACCTTAAACAGCTTACGCAGCGGCGATACGGTACGCAGCTTATCGGTGATGGTGCGGTCCCATTCCTTCGGCACCAAATAGCCGCCGTTGGAATCATCCGATTTTTTCAAATCCGCGCGCACTTCGCCGGACTTCATAAACGACACAGTCGCATCAACCGCCGCCTGCGCTTCCTTATCCAGCTTACCGGCACCGCCGTTCATTTGCGCGGCGGCCATTTGTACAGACAAGTCGTCGATAGAGGCTTGGAGTTTGGAAATTTCGGCTTCGGCTTTGGCTGAAGAAGCTTTTGCTTCTTCACTGCCTTGCTGCAAAGCAGCAATTTCTTTTTCTTTGCTGTCTTTAAATGCAGCAAAGGAATTGTTCAATTCTGCGAGCAACGCGCCCACATCGGGCGCAGTATTGCCGGCATCGGCAAAAGCGGCAAGCAAGCCGCGAGCAATCATCGTTTGTTTCATTGTTTAACCTTTCATGGTTTGAATTAAATTTTGCAAGGCTTGCGCCGTCTTCAAATCGCCGCCAGCGCACGGCTTGACGGCAGGTTCGGCAGCGCGGGGCGTGCCGTGGAATAAATTGTTGAATACATCGCGGCGTTGGGCGCGGCTGTATCCCTGTTGCGCGAGGCTTGACTCAATCAGAGCCATCGCTTTTTTCTGTTCGCCGTCTCCGGACTGCTCGATTTCCTTCACATCGATTTCGCCGTCGGCAAAGCCATCTTCAAGGGCTTTCGATTTTCCTATCCAGCTTTCACGATCCATCATGCCGACGATTTCCGCCTTCGACAGGCTCGAACGCGCGGCATACAAATCAGCCATCGCGTCATCAATCTGCGACAACGTATCAATGCTGCCCGCCAAATCATGACGGTTGCCAATCGCAAGGCTCCAAGCGTTGTGTATCATCAGGAACGACCCTTCACCCATCAGAATCTCGTCGCCCGCCATCGCAATCACGGAGGCGGCAGAGGCGGCAAGACCGACAATCTGAACCGTTACCTTTGCCGGATGTTGCGCCAACAGGTTGTAAATAGAGATACCCTCGAAGTAGTCCCCGCCGGGGCTGTTGATGTTGACGACAACCTCTTTGTCGCCGATGGCGCGCAGAGCGGCGGCAACACGCTTGGCCGTTACCCCTTCGCTCCAAAAGCTCTCGCCGATTTGGTCGTACATCGTGATGACATTGTCGGTTTCGGTTTTCGCCTTAACCCCGCTGTCCCAACGGTTCGCCGCATCCGGTCGCATATCGAAAGACAGCGATTTCGGCATAGAAGATAACGCGCTAATCTGCGGCAGATTTTTCAGGCTCATAATTCTTTCCTTGTTGCCTGCCGCAAAGTATCGGCAGACTTATCTGTTGATTTCGGCAGGTCGGAAATTTCGCGCACTTCGTTTTGCGTCATCCATGCGCCGTGTCCACCGCTACCCAAAGCTTTGGCAAAAAATTCCGCCTGATTCTCCAAGCTGCCGCGCAACAGCGCACCGGCATTAAACTTGAATATCAAGCGGTCTTGCTCAGCAGGCGTCAGCAGAGATCGTGTCAACGCCTGCTCCCACATCGTGAACCAAGGCAAAAGTCCGTATTTCAGGAAAAACACCCCCAATTCACTGATACCGCTGCCCCATGACGTGTCGTCCATCATCAGCAACGGGCGCGGCACGCCAAACATCCGCGCAATTTCCTCGATTTGATGATTTCGGTTTTCAATATGCTGCGCGTCAGAAGCAGTATTGCCCCACTTCTCAGCCTTCAGACCCTCTTCCAAAATCATAAAACGGCCGGCATTCGCTTTGCCGCTATACCGCTTTTGCAAAGATTCCTGAAGTTGGTTGTACGCCTTATCGCTCAACGCCTTGTCCGTTGCCAAATAGCCTCCGGCCATCACCCCTTCCGAGAAAATACGGCTTGCCGCGTCCTCAGCATCGAAAGCAATACCCAACGCCCGCTTCGCCAACTTCACGCGGCTCATACCCTCCAAGCCGTCGTCGGTCAAATCGCGCAGGTGCAATACATCATCCGCTTCAAAATCCAGCAAACCGCCGTCTTTGCGCGTAACCACATAATGCACACTCCAATCGTCACGCTGCTTGACCTGCACCGCCATCGGATGAATCGGCACAAGCTGGATGACCTGACCGCGCGAACGGATAATCCGCGCATACGCATTGCCATACTGCAAGACATGGCTTTGCAGCAGACTTTTGAACTCATAGGCCGTCTGAAACTTATTCGGCTGCCGTTTCAGCAGTTTCCAGACAGGATGCTCCGTAGCAGTCTCACGCCCGTCATCGTTATGCAGCACATTCAACGGCAACATCCCGATACTTTGGCTGATTAAGGTAATGCACCGGTAAAGCGCGGCATTGCACAAAGCCTTTCGCCCATCAATGCCCACACCGCCGCCGATTTGACCGCTGCGGATAAATTCCAACAACGCAGGGTCGTTCAACCCCTCAAAAACCAAGCCGCCCGAGTCAGCACGCGGGCGGCTTTTGTTTTTGGCTTTCTTCTCTTTCGCCATATCCTATCTCACAACATTCTGATTCCGCGTGTTTCATAAACCGATGCACCACGGGCTGTCGGATTCAGCGATAAAAGCGACACCGCGTCAAACATCGCCATCAACGGGTCAATCTTCGACGAGCCGCTCGCCTGCTTGGTAATCAAAATACCATTGGCGCGAGGCTCGACACGGGCATTACCGACCACCCAATTCATCATCGCGCTGCCGCTATGGATAAAACAGCCCTCCGCAAGCTTGCGTTCCGCCGTCTTAATCGCCGCGCCCAGCTTCCAGCCCTGCGACACACCGACAACCGCATCTTCCGGAACGCCATATTCCAACATCGCGTCCAAAATCGCACCGACCCCGTGCGGGTCAAGACCGCATTTATCCAGCAAGCCGCTCTGATAAACCCGAGCCGCCAACCCCGCCACCTCATCGCTGTCATCGCCGATTCGGTGGACAATCGTCAAATCCCCCTGCTTGGCAAAATCCAACAAAACAGGCGCGATTTCCTTGCGCCGCTCCAATACCGACGGATGCGCCCAAGCATGAAACCACGCCGCCCACATTCGCGGATTGTCTTTCAGACGGCCAACAACAGAAATCCCCAACAAGTCGTCCAGCCCGCCTCCGTCCACACCAATATCGATGACTTCGCAGTGCTCGAGCATCCAATCCAAATTGATTTCGGGATTTTTTCCACTATCCTCCCAAAATTCCGCTCCTGCCCAATAATCAGCAGTCAGAGACAAGGCAATCTGCACATTCAAATGCTTCGCCATAAATCGGCGAAGCGCGATTTCTCCATCCGCCTTGGCTGTTTCAAATTCCCCCATCAGGTAGGCTTCGGAAACAGACGCGCCCATATTCGGATTGGTGATGTAAAAGTTTTCAGGCAGTCGGTAAGTGCCGCTGTCCAACATCTCCTTCGGAAACTCGTACAGCACCGGCAACAACCGGTTGTCCACACGCTTACCGTCGCGCACTTCGCGGGCGCGTTTCAGCAAGTCTGCAAACACCCCCGCCGGCGCCTCATCCGACATCGTGGAAAGGTAAATCACAAACCCTTCAGGACGGCTGGCCAAACCACCTTTGGCTTCGGTAAACATATCCGCCGCCTTCGCGCGCTTACCGAACAACCAAACCTCCTCAATCAAAACGCCCGTCCCCTTGATACCCGCTACCGTATCGCTTTCGGCAGCAAGAATTTTCAAGGTTGCCCCTGTCGTGCGGTGCGTAATCGTCCGCGTATGGTCCTGTACCTGAAACAGGTCTGACAGCTCCTCATCCGCCCGTATCATCGCCTTCGCAGGTTTGAAACTGTTGTTTGCCACCTCGACCGTCGGCGCAATAATGAAAAATTCCGCCTCACGCCGCCAATTCAAAATCAGCGCGGTCAGCATCACCCCCGCCGCCAAGGTCGATTTCATGTTTTTCTTACTAATCAGCAAGAAAAATTCCTGAATCAACCGAACACCTGAAGTAGGCTCATACGCCCCGAAAATGGCTGCAACAAATTCATACACCCATTCGCGCGTTACCTCGCCCATCATCGGCTCGCCCGGCACATCCACCAAGCGCAACTGCTTGAAAATTCGCAACGCCATTTCAGCAGGCTCCTGATACAGCGGAGGAAACGGAATCAGGCTTTCCCCGGCAATAATCCTTTCCTGCCAATCAGGACAGGCAGTCGACCAAGTTTTCTTCAACATAACAAACCTTACACGGGCTTGGGTGCATCCATCGGGCTAAACCTCCCGCCTGCCGCATTCGCGGCGCGCTCGCGTTCAGCATCCTTCTTGCCTTGATCCGCAACCTTGCCGTGGAAATACCCCAACAACGCCTTCGCAGCATCAATCTGCTGACGGTTCAACGAAATCACACCCAAAGAACACAAAATCAACTGGTCTTTCGGGTCAGTTTGTTCGTAGCAAACGCCATCCAATTCAATCGTAGTGCCACGAACGACGGCACGCTCACGCGCCGACAACGCAATCCTGTCCAAACTTTCCGATGCCTCGGCAGGTCTTTTAACAAGAGGCACAGCCTGAACCGGCTGCACATCAGGAACAGCCTCCACAGCAGCCCGCTCCACAAAAACGGAAACCGGATCAGACGGTCGGAGAAGCTTCAGGCGTTCAATTTCCGCCAAAACATCCTCATCTTTTGCCAAACGACTGCCGCTTGCGCTAGCCGTCTTTTCGCTATACCCAGCCGCTATCGCAGCCTCCCGGTTCGACAACCCTCGCAATTTCGCTTTGGCAAACAATTCCTTTTGCTCATTCATTGCCATAGTGAAATTCCAATAAAAAAAAAAGCCGCTTTCTCAAGGCGGCCTTTTGTAGCATAAAATGCTAAAAATTCAATGTTAAACAACCTGTTAAAATATAGCTTTAACAGTTTTACAGAGGAAAAAATTCTGCACATGGGAGGGCGGGGGGTTTCCGAGGGTAAGCCCTGCGAACTTTTGACACCCCCTACCCCTTATCAACCAAATCCGCGCTGACGATTTTCGCCGGCGGATTTTTCGGCATGACAGGTTTTGCAAAGTGTTTGCAGATTTTCCATTTCATCTCTGCCACCATCCGCCAACGGAACAACGTGATCACATTCCGCATCCTTTGGAAGCACCACACAACCACACCGCCGGCATTGATACTGGTCACGAATCAACACAGATTCGCGCAGATTCATCCAACCACGACCGCGCATACGCTTTTCCGCCGTCTTTGGCGGATGCTTCACGACGATTCTGTTTTGATCAACAGGCCGGAGCCGTGAAGCAACTTGTTTTAATCGACCCATGAAATTCTTTCCAAACGCAAAAAACCGCCCTATAAAGGCGGTTTATATAGCTATTTCCAAACTATACCATAATTCTAACATTTTCCTCCGCTATGTCAAGCGAGTAATGCAGGTTATGAAATTATGCCACATTGTTTAAACTCGTCATAAAGTTTCAGATAAGCCGATGTCTCAATCGCTGCCAAAATCTTCCCCACTTTCTCAAACTGTCGGTAAACATGACCGTTCGATACGTCGTATTTATCCATAATGGCTGTTTTCTTCGGCTGCTCCGTGAACAGATTGGACAAAATCGCGTCGCACAACAAGAGATTCACGCCGTTGTTTTGCTCTTCGATGTACGCCGTCAGGTCAATAATCCCACTTAAATCATCACTGTATTTGCACTCTACCGCCGCCAACTCGTAGCGGTTCAACACGCGCTCAATTTTGCTGATAATCATCGCCGAGTTTGCGTGCGTTTCCGCCTGCGTCAAATCGCCGCCGCCGTACTTCACCCCCTTGTTTTTACACCACTCACATACCGTCGCCGTGTTGTTCAGTGGCTCCATCCGTACGCCGCGTATTTTATAAACATCGCCCAATACCTCTTCAACGGTTCTGTACATCAAAACTCCCAAATGATTCCAAACTCTGTTGCCGCCCACGATTGCAGTTGGTTTTGATAATCTGTCATCTCAGCCGTATTAAGCGTTGTCGTGCTTATCGGCATTTTGACTTCCGTGCCGTCCGGCATGGCTTTAATATCAAAGCCCAGTAACACGCCTTTACAATACTCGTGCCACGTTTCCGCACTGTATCGCCTGCCGTTGACCCACGCTTTGTCTGCCAGTTCGCCGTAGATTTTCCATAATCGGCGGTTTTGTTCGACGCTTCGCTTGGATTTGCGCGGGCGGATTGTGATTTCAAGATTGCCATTCTCGAACCACCCGTTCAGGTTGTCCCAAATCGACCGCATGACGCCCCGCGCGTTTTGCGGTGTCAGCGTGAATTTCGCTTCATTCATTTCAAACGGCCTTTCACGCTGACAATCCCCAATTCTTCAAGGCGGCGTATCGTGCGGAATTGCGACCGGCGCATATAAAACTCTTTGTCTTCGCGGCTCAAATGCCCGCTTCTGCCGTCGATCGCGTCATGGCAGGAGCTACACCCGAAACCCGCGCTTAAGTCGTCGCTTTTCAATCCCATCCCGTGCGTTTCGCTGGGGAAGTGGCACAACACGACCGTTTCAGGGTTGTAATTGCACACCCCTGCGATATTCAGCGTGCATTGCTCACCCCTTGCTGCTTTTCTGATTGCACTAGAAGCCATCAAGCCCATCCACAGTAACGTCAAATCTCTCGTTTATCATCTTGACCACCCTATTGAACATATTTAGAAACAGGCTGTCCGACATTACAATCACATCCGTACCGCCGTATTGCTCCGGCTCGTCGGCGTACCCTGCGAAAATCAACCTCACCTGCTTGTCGTTTTCGTAGGCAACACCCTGAAGCGAGTCCAGCGTAACCTTCAGAGCGTTATCCAAATCGATAACCGTTTTGTTTGCACTGCCGTCTTTGTTTGCTTTGGGAATCAGCCGCAGGCACACTGCCACACTGCCTTCAGACGGCATCACGCCCGCTTCTTGCGCGATACGGCGGACGACGGACTTATACGCCGTCGCTTCTGCGCTCCTGACTGCCTTATTGCGCCAAATCCGCCAATAGCGGTTTGCCGATACGGGATAAGGAAGCTTCAGCCTTACCATGCGCCCAGCCTTTGCGGGGTATCACCCGTCCACAAGCTAAAACCTAGAATCGGGCAGGCGGCGTGGGCGGCGCGTATGCACACCCGCTCATTGGCTTCTTCTTGCACCCTGATTGCTGCTTCCATTGCGGCATTTACTGCTCCTATATGCCGCGCCGCCTTGGTTTTGCCGCGTTGTTTGGTTTTGCCGCGTTGTTTGCGACTGTCGTTTATCGCTTTATCCCAGCATCTTTTGCATTCGTGCCGGTAATATACTTCTTGGCTGTAACTGCCGTTTTTATAAAACCCCGTCTCCAACGGCTTGGTTTCGCCGCACGTTTTGCAGGTACGCATTTCGATGTTCGCCGTTTCCATTATTTTCTGCCGTCCATTTTAAATTTCTCAGCCTTCGTCGTTTCCGCCTTCGCCGCGCTTATGGCGCAATACTGCATCGGCGGCCTCGACTAAAAGCCATATGGTCAATGTCGCCGCGCCGGAAAACGACAGTGCGATAATTATTTTTAACAGGGTGTCCATCAGGGTTTCCTTTCTTCTATGGTTTCGTACTCATAAATGAACATCGGGAACGCCTGTCCGCTTCTGACAAGGTTCAAATCCGGTATCTGATCGGTAATCAGACAAGAAAACCGCCCGTAACCTCCGTTTCCCGTCGAACAACAAATCACAAGGTTGCCGCCGAATGGAATCGCATATTGATTCGTGTTCATATTTACAGATCTATCAAATACGTTTTAAGAATCAAATCTTCCAGGCGACGGTAAATCTTCCCGGTCTGCACCAATGACTCGGTTTCGGGAAGCGCGGCTAAAAGCTTCCGCATATGACCGGCAATCACCTGTAACACAATCTGCTCGCCGCGCGTTTTGTTGTGTTTGGCAACCATCGCCGCTAGCCCGTAAACCGCCAAGTCCATCATTGCCTCCACGCTGTCGGCTTCGGCAGAATGTAAGAGATTAATCTCTATGCCCTTGATGTTCTGAAAGTTCATTTTTCCTGCTCCGTTTCAGACGGCATTTTCTTCAACAGGTCTTTGACGCAGGCGATTGCCTGGCTGATATTGTCTTCAGTGAAATCAGTGGCAGCAGTCAGAACCGCGCTCAACGCGAAGTGGGTGTCCATGTCGAAGTCAATAAGGCACAGCTTGTAGCGCATCTCGCAGTACTTTTTACCTTTCAATTTCTTAAACTTCGGCGCATCATCACGCTGGCGTTCCAAATACCAAACCGCTTTTTCCAAGTCCTCGCGCCCGCCTTTTTCCTTGTGCCGCCAAATGTATTTGAAGGCGTTGCCAAGGTTGAAATTCATGTGCATCGTAAATTCGATGCACTCGTGGGCGTGTTGCCGGTAGTGTTTCGGGTTGATGTTGTCTTTCATTCTGCTTCCTTGTTAAAAGTGACTGACAATGTGTTTTATTAAATCTTCAGGAATTGATGACCGCCTGATACGGCTTCCTTTCCATGCTTTAAATGCGAATTTCGCACGTTTCGTCTGCTTTAAGTTCATCGCTACTCCTGAAGCAAAACCAGTTCTTTTAAGCGGGAAATCATCGCTATATGCGGCATAGCAGGCTACGTTCTTAACAAAACTCAATCCCTCACGCTCCAACTTGTCAAAAATCATTGATGATTGAGGATTCTCGATAACAAACGGGATTCCCAAAGCCTTGACCAATTCAGCCGTGAATAACGCTGTTAAATCGCCGTTCACTCCCTTTCTCAAATATCTGGAATAAACAGCAGGAATTTCAGGTGCGTTACGCTCAACCAATCTACGGACTGACACATACGGGTGTTTTTTCCAGTTTTGAAAAGTTCGTAATGCCAGGCTGTTTTTATCTCGATAAGCGTTTCCGTTATCGCCTGCGGTTGAGAAGCTCCAAGATTCACACGGCGGGCTTGCCATCAATAAATCGAACGGCTCTTTTTTGTGCATATCGACCAGCTTTTTAATATTCCTTAGGTCGGATAAATCCATCACAATATCGGCGTTGCCAATCCCTACCGACACCACATCATGCTCAGGTAGTGCCTTTTTTACGCTTCCGTTCCCGTCGTCAAATAAAGCTAAAATTCTCATTTCTTCATTTCCTTTTGTTGCTCCATTCCTGCACTAGACACTGTAAGGGTCATATTCATCACGGTTTGGGGCTTGCCATGCCAAATCAGGCTCTTCCTCGAACTTCATAAATTGCCCTTTCCAGCCGCAAACCACCGTTCCCATTTCGCCGTCCCGGTTCTTGGCGATAATCAGCTCGGCAATGCCCGGGTTCTCGTTTCTGTCGTAGTAGCTTTCGCGGTGCGGCATGATGATGATGTTTGCGTCTTGCTCGACGCTGCCGCTGCCGCGTATGTCTGCCATATTTGGGCGTTTGTTCGTCTGCTTCGTGTTCCCCCTGTTCAACTGGGCCACCAAGACGACGGGGATATTCAGCTCTACCGCCAAGTTTTTCAGACGGCGCGATATATTCCCCAACTCTGCCACCTCGTCCTTCCCTGCCCTTGGCATGATGTGAAGATGATCGACAACCAACAAATCCAAGCCGGTAGTGAGTTTTTTCTCCTTAGCCAAAAAGCAAAGCTCGTCAACGTTGAGCAGGTCGCAGTTCACGTCAAACTTCCAGTTATTCACTTGGCTGACGTAAATCGGCATATTTGCGTAATCGCTTTCCGTCAGATTGCCGGTTTTCAAGTTCTGCATAGGGATATTGCATTCCGCCGCCATGCCGCGCCTTGCTAGCTCTACCGCGCTCATTTCGTAGCTTTGGAAATGAACCGCCTTGCCTTGCTTCAGCGCGAATCGCGCAATGTTTTCCGCCAAAACCGTTTTACCCATAGACGGACGCGCTGCAATCACAATCAGGTTTCCATCCGGCAAGCCGCCGGTCATCTCGTCCAACTTCATCAAGCCGGTGGGCAATCCGAAACGCACACCGTCAAGCCTTTTGTCTAAATCGCCAATCAAATCTTCAACGGTTTCGATAAAGCTCTTGGTTTCACGCTTTACTGCGTCTTTGCCGACTGCCGCCAATTCATCCGCCGCCTTAGACAGCTTTTCTGCGACCGTCCCACCGTCTTTGGAAACCGCGATTTTTTCAATCGCCGCCGAAACCTTCAGCAAACCACGCTCGACAAACCTGTCGTTCACAATCTCAACGTACCGGCTGATATTCTTCGCGCTTGGGGTGTTTTGGTTCAGGTCTATCAAGTAAGCCAAGCCACCGGCATTTTCTGCCTCCCCTCTTGCTTCCAGCTTGTCGTTCAGCGTGATGATGTCGATAGGCTCATTAGCCGCCGCCATATCCAGCAACGCGCGGAAAATAATTCTGTGTTGCGCCTGGTAAAACTTTTCAGGGGTCAGGATTGCGCACCGCGTAATCGCCGTCGGTTCAATCAAGATGCCGCCCAAAATGTTCTGTTCCGCCTCTACGTTAGCCAGTGATTGGACGGCTTCCATTTCCTCGATTTGGTTCATGCTCTTCCCCTTACTGCCTAGTTCGTTTTCGGCGGATGCCATTCAAGAATTTTGACGAAATTGCCCGCCTTGAAAATCCAATCGAAGTTGACCGCAAAGCCTGTTTGGTTTTCGCCCATCCAAAACGGGTTCATCGCCACTTTCCGGAAGAAACCGGCAAACCAAGCCAAACCGGTTTCCTTGTCCCCAAACCTCACCTTGCCGTTTGGTGCCGCCGTTCCCAACATCTCGCACCAGCGATTGACAATCGCCCGTTTGCGCGTGTCGTTCAGGACTTGAACACTTGGCAGGCGGCCGCCCAAAACTTCGTTGTACAAATCGGCGATTTCCTGAAGCGGCACACCGTCGGATTTTCGGCGGCGCGGAACATTCGCATTTTTCGGTTTTCCCGAAAGGCTGCCGTTGCCGTTACTGTCGTTTTTGGTCTCCAGGGAAGTTGGTTCATCGGTTTCCCACTCACACGTTTCTGCGTCAGCGGAAACAAACGCGTCAGCGTTCAAACCGTCTTTGCCGTTTTCGGCGTTTGGGGGTAAGGGGGTATATACTGCTAAATCTTCTGTTAAATCTTCTGTTCTTATAACGGCTGTTGATTCCTCACTCCCCGAATGTTGATTTTGAAGTTCGGGGCTGTTGATATTGCATTTCGG